AAGATTATCTGGAGATACTAAAGCAGACTTCCTTCAAATAGCAGCTAAAATGTATGTTCAACGATTAAAAAATTATGATGCTGAATGGCAAACACAATCGAAAATTGCAGGTAATTTATTTGGTGAGGATATGATAGAGAATGCAATACCTTATATAGATGTAAATATTGATTTATTAACACAGCTTTCTAATGCACAGACAATCAAAAATTTCCAAAAAAATATGAATTTAGGTTTAGGAGAAGTTTCACCTGAAAAAATGTTGTATGGAGATGAGGATGAAAAAACAAACTTTGAGTCTCTTATAGAACAAATAAAAGTACACGGAAAAGGAAGTTAATATGGCTGATATTGCAGGGAAAGAGTATTTTAGCACTTTAGATGATTTAGCTGATCAGGGTAAAGATACACAAAGATTATTAAACTTTGAAAGATTTGGCTTGTTGGATGAAGACACGCAAGCTGCTGTAGATTCTGAAAGAAAAGCAGGACGAATTCCAGATCCTATGCAACCAATAACTCAAGATGAATTTGATAATTTAAAAATGATATATGGTGCATTAACAATATTATCTCCAAATCAAACTCAAGCAACTGATATGGATTATGCTGCACTTCACCTTAGTGCCGAAAAAGCAGGAAATTTTTTTACAAAAAAAAATGTTCAAAAAGAAATTGGTGCTATTGTGGGAGGTATTGTATTACCTACATTTTTACCAGTATATGGACAAGCAACTTTACCCGCAAGGATTGCAGCATTTGTTCAAAAATATCCTAGGTATTCAAAAACAATTGCAGCATTTATGGGTGGCACCGGGGGATCAGCTCCATTTGCAGATTCATATAAAGAGGCACTTGGTTATGGATTAAGAGAAGCTGCTGGAGAGGGTGCATTTCAAGTTCTAGGTAAAGTCTTTCCTTATTTAAGAAAAATATTTAGAGGAAAAGAAGGAGAGAATATTGAAGATGCTTCAAGAATAGCTTTACAAATAGCTGAAGCTGGAGGATCAACGGTAACACCAGCAAGATTATCTACATCAAGAACAATAGATATGTTGGAACAAATTGCTAAACTATCAATTTTTGGTGGTGGTGCTATGCAAAAACAAGGAATTAAAAGTGTTGAAGTTATTCAAAATGAAATGGGTAAATTTTTAGCAAGAGAATTTAGTGAAGGCTCAGGAGACAATGTTACAGCTAACATGGTTTCAGTATTTATGAAAAGAGCTAGTCAAGAAAATGTTGATGACTTAATGAAAAACTTTTTATTAAAAGGACAAGATTTTTATGATGAAGCTGTTGAAGGTGCGTATACAAATGTTGCAAAAGAAATTTCTAAATTAGTTGGAAGAAATGCTAAAGTTATAGATATATCTGGTTTAACAAAAGTATTAAACAATCAAATAAAAACTTTGTATGGAAAAGGAGTAGGGGGAAGACCTGTCGATCCTAATGATCCAAATATTAAAGCTCTTAAAAATTATCTCAAACAGTTTGAAGGAGGTAATGGTAAAGTTGATATAGAAACTGCTAATAATATGAGATCTTATTTCTTATCAGAAACAGGTATCTTTAAAACTGGTATAGCAGGAAGTCCAAAATTTAAGAAAATAGCTGGTGCATTAATGGATGCTACAGGAGATTCGATTGATGATTCAATGAAAGCTTTGGCAAAAACTCTTAATAGAGATGGTGCAAAAAAATATTCAAAAAAAGAATTAGATAAAATTATGAAACTATATGCTGAAGCAAATGGTTTATATAAAAAAGGTGCTGACACATTTAACATGGATTTTATCACTGGTCTTTTAATTGGTGAATCAAAAGGATTTACTAAAAAAGGCTTAGATATGACTAATTCTATTGCTAAGAATTTTATTACTGCAGGTAAACCTGCAAGAGTAGAAGCTTTTTTTGGTTTATTAAAACAAGGAGTAGATAATAATATTATTACTCGAGAAGCTGCTGAACTTATGACACAAAAAATTCAAGGTTCTTTTTTAACTGATGTTCTATCAACCAATGTCGATGCACTTACAGGAGTAGTTAATGCTAAAGGAGTTTTAGGGGCTCTAGATGGATTTAGAGGTAAAGGAAAAGATATTATGGAACCTCTTTTCGCAAATAATGCTATTGCAAAAAATCCTAAAGCCATGCTTAATTTTAGAAAATATTTAAGAGGTTTAGCTAAAGCACAAGAAAAAGGTATTGATACTGGAGGAGGAACATTATTTCTTCAAAGTGGTCAATTTGGTGCATTACAAGGAGTAGCAGCATTAGGTATTGCACTTGGTTCTCCAACAGGAAATACTCAGTATGACCTTGCTTTATCTGGTTTTATTTTAGGCGGACCTTATGCTATAGCAAAAGCTTTCAGTAATCCAAAATTTGTTCATAATTTAATGAATTTAAAATTAGCTAGCTCTGCAGGAGAAGGTAAAGCAAAAGGATTAATATCACGTAGTTTGTTAAATATGCTTGAAGTAGGTGTAAAAGAAGCATTTTTTAGTGAAGGAAATGCAAAAAATGTAGCAACAAATGCTGTAGATCAAGGTCTATTAAAATTAGAAGATTTAAAGGGGTTAGAGTTTATGTTAACTCCTCCAGAGACACTACCAAACGCAGAAGATAATAAGAAAAAAAATAATACTGAGGCTCTTATTAATCAAATTAACGAAGAAACTTCTTCAGAAAATTTAATTGATATAAATGTAGATGATGCTTCAACACTACCTTCTATAGAAATACCTGAACCAAATTCTGATATTATGGCTAATGTTATTGATTCCCCGGTAACACTTGATGCTTCAGCACCAACAACACAGTCAACACCGGGTCCTGCAGGATCTAGTATAAATCCAGAAACCCAACAAAAATTAGAATCATTTGGTATGCCTTTGTTTGCTAATCAAGGAGGAATAGCCTCTTTAATGACACAAAGAAAAAAACCTAAACAGATGGTGGTGTAAATGGCTTTTACATATGTACCAGGACAAAATGTTTACAATACTAGTAGTGGTAGTACTAGTACTACTGGAAGTACTGATACTACTGGAAGTGTTAGTATTAATCCTAATCAAATGGGTCCTGCAGGACCAGGAATAGAAACTTATGTTAATCAAAATCCAAATGTTGTAACATACCAGTCTCCAAATGTACAATTAGAAAGTTTTATTCAAAACAATCAAGATGACAAAAATCAACCATCAACTGTTGAATCTGTTCTTCAAGATATACCTAAAAAGAGAAAAGAATTTATATTAAGAAATACAAAAAATGGAAAAATGAATCAAGCTGCATTATCAATGTTTAATTTTTACAATGATGGTCGTAATGAATATCAAAGAAAATTAAATAGATTAATAAATTCCTCTCCAGAAATGATGCAGGCATATGCAAAAAAATTTCCTCTTACAAGTTTTGCAATGAATGCCCCTGCAAACTTTATTAAAAATACTCTTGGAGGAAAAATAGTATCAAGTATTGGAGGAACATTAAAAGATAAATTAAGCATTGGTGTTGGTACATTAAAAGATAAAATAGCTAATGTTATTAACCCTAAGTTCGTAGACCCTTATCCAAATGCATCAAGTAGTTATGATTATGATAGTTTAAACATTGAAGGATATCCTGATGAAATACAAAGAAGATTACAAGTAGGGCCAATTAGTGAAGACGATACATCTGAAACTAATATTGAAGCAATAAAAGATGAAAAAACTTCTTATAAAAATACTAAAATACAAAATGCTCAAGATACTTTTACTTTTTACAATACATTAAATAACCCAAGTAATGTGTTACCACCTAATTTTGCATCAACTTTTGAAAAATTAAAAGATACAAATCAACTTACATCAGGTGATTTTTTGAAAGCTAATCAATTACTAAGAGATATTGTTCCAACACAAGAAGTTTTTCCACCAATGATAAATGCACAAAATACGGGAATTAACCAAGTTCTTCCTAAAGAAATTGAAACAGCTAATTTGTTTGGTAATTTTCAACCTAATTTTCAACCTATTGTAGATCAAGTTACACCTATTGTAGATCAAGTTAATGAGTATCGAGAAATTTTAAATGATGGTAAAGGACTAGATTTAGATCTTCAAAATCAAGGTGTTTCTTACACAACACCATTGTTTGGTGGGACGCTGACCGGGGGAGTAAGTGATGTGGGAGGAGATAATCCAACAGCAGGTTTGTTCTTTAATAAGCTAATCTAATGGAAAATAGTCTTAAAAACATTATTTGGTTCGGCTTAATACTCGTAGCTGCTGGAGCGACTTATGGAATGATGTCAACAAGACTACAAGCAGTCGAGTCAAAACAAACCCAACTAGAAGCAATAATATTACAAGATATACCAGAAATAAAAGAACGAGTAATAAGATTAGAGATATTGCTTGAAAGAGCATTAGAAAACTAATCTTTATTTTCATACCTTTTATTTAAAATCTTTTTAATTCTTTCCCAATTTATTCTATCTCTTAATTGTTTAGAGCTCATAGGGTCGCGTAACGCGACCTTATCTAATTCAATTGATCTTAAAATTAATCTTTCATGTAAAGTTTTTTTCATTTATTTATCATTAAATAATTTAGCTGTTATATTACAATAACTTTCATATGAAAAAGAATCTTTGTCTTTTTTTTCATCACCATATTCCTCTGTAATGTAATCTGGTATTTTTATAACAGACAATTTTCTTGTCCAACGATATGATACATCTATATTTTCTTTATTTATAATATCATCAGCATACAATTTTAATGCATGTATGAGAATATTTCTTTCATTATTATTTAATTTCATTATTTTCCTTTCTTTTAAATATTATATTATATTATATTATATAATATTAAAGTCAAGAAAATTTTTAAACAGCATCTCCCCACGATTTTCCTACATCGCAATCAACTTTACTTGGGACAGATAATTTAATTGCATTTTCCATTATCGAAATAATTTTATTTTTTGTTTCTTCAGAGCCATCAAAACTTAAAGTGAGTTCATCGTGAATTTGTATTAAAGGAGTTAAACCTTCTTTGTGTAATTCTATCATTGCTTGTTTTGTTTGATCAGCAGCTGATCCTTGTATTAATCTATTTAAGGCTTTGTATGTTCCCGCAGGTTTTAAATGATGATGCTTACCATATTTTAATTTTGCTTGTTCTTTTGGGAGTGCTTTAAATACGCCAAAGGTGGTTGGTTCCCACAATTCAAATCTACATTTTCTTCCCTTGAGTGTTGTGACATAACCTTCACTGTTGGCGTAATTTGTTACCGTTGTCGCTAAATCCTTAACGAAAGGTACTTTATTATTGTACTCCTTTAAGATCTCCCTTGCAACATCAACATCTACTTGCAGTTCATTAGAAAGTTTATTAACACCCATTCCATAAAACAATCCTAAGTTAATAGTTTTGGCTTGATCCCTTTCGATCTTAGCTATTTCTGCTACTATATTGTGGAAATCTGCTTTGGGATTTTTTGTATATTCTTCTACAATTTTTTCAGATCCTTCGCATCCAAGAGCAAATGCATAGTGTGACGCGATCCGTGGTTCTTGTTGACTATAGTCAAAAGATCCCCATGTCTCACCCTCCTCTGGTAAAAATAAACCTCTTATTTTTCTCTTAATTTCTTTATTACGAGAAGGTAGTTGTTGTAAATTTGGATTAGAATAACTTAAACGACCTGTTAAAGTACCTGATTCTCCATCACGCATTTGATGAATACTTGCATGAACTCTTCCTGTTTTACCATGTTTTAAAATTGTATCTAAAAATGTTGATTGAACTTTATTATATTCTCTAGCACTCTGTATTTTTTTAGCAATTGGATGAGAATGATTAAGTAAAAAATCTTTTGTGAAACTAGGTGCTTTAGTTTTCTCTGTTCTTGGATATTTTATTTTAAGTTTATCAAAAACTTTCGCCACACTTGCTGCAGCCCAAACATCAACTGCAATACCCGTGTCTGCCAATACACTATCCAATATCTTCTTTTCTGTATTCTTAAAACTTTTTTTATAACTTTGTGCTTTTTGAACATCAACCCTTACTCCTTTTTTAATCATATTAAATATTATGGGTAACAAACTCATTTCTAAATTATAAACATCTTTAAGACTTTCTTTTTCAATTATAGGTATCATGTGATGATATAATCTTAATGTTAAGTCAGCATCTTGTTCAGCATATGAGCCAACAAAAATAGCTGGTAGTTTATACATTTCACTTTTTGGATTTACACCAAACTCAGTAGCAGCTTGTTTTAATAAGTTTTCATCTTTCCATTCGTTCAACATATCTTTTCCCACAGCATTTAAAGCATAAGAAAATTTATTTTCATTTATTATGGGAGCCATTATCATTGTGTCCACTATTGGCCCGTTTACCTCAATACCTTCTGCATGAAGCCATCCTAAATCATAAAGAGCATTGTGAGCTACTTTTATAGCATCTGTTTTCATTAATTTTGTAAACCAATTAATGACTCTTCTTCTATCCCAATTAAAACCATTTTCGTGTCTTATAGGATAATAACCTTTCCATCCATCAACAGCTACAGCAATACCTATTATATGGCCTTGTTTTGTTGTCCAACCAGGGCCACTATTTTTTAATTCTGGATCATAAGTTTCTAAATCAAAAGCAATAACTCTTGCATCAAAAATGTCAGGTAATTCATGTGGAGGAATCCATTCTGGCTTTGGTTTAAAAAAATTTGTTTGTGTAACATTAGTCATTTTTACCCTTTCGTTGAACTATTTCACCAGCTATGCTTGCATATGCAGCTAAATCAACAAAGTTATCTTTTTTAGAAGAATGCATAATCCTAGCTATTTTTACTAAACCCATCATGATAGCAACTTGCTCTGGTTCTATTTTTATTTCTAAAAAAATAGACCATAAATCAGCTATGCGCTGATGATTTTTAAGTTTATCTCCGTAATCTTTATTCCTTTCTCCGCCTATAAGATCTGATGCTTCTTGTAATATTTCTTTAGATATCATCTTTCATCACCATACATTCTATAACCTTCTTGTTTCTGAGACTCTACAATATACAAATTTTGTTTTGCTCTTGTAACAGCTACATAAAATACCCGGTGTTCATCATCAGGATTCTTTGTATAAGACTTATAAACTAATTTACCTAAATCTAAAAGAACAACTACATTATCACATTCTCCACCTTTAGCTTGATGAATTGTTGACACTCTTATTCTTGGTTCTTTACTAAAATCTTCACCAAGATCTTTAAGTCTTCTTAAATAAACAATCTCATAAGCATCTATGTTATCTAAAACATCATACCAATTACCATCAGATAATAACCCATGATTTTTTTTAAGGTCATCAAGACTTAATAAAGAATCTTCATTTACACCTTTAAAAGATTTACCTCCTCTTTTAATACCAATACCATTTTTCTTTTTTTCAGATTTAATTTTTGAATATAGTGTTGATGTTTGTTTTAAACTTATTAATTCACCTTGTTGTAGTTTTTCCCAAATATCTATAGCATCAATTATGGTTCGTGATACGGGTCTATGTTCTCCCCTTCCATACCAATAACCTAAATCTTTTAGTGTATCTTCTATAATTTCATTTCTAATTTTTTTAGTTCTTCCTAAAATTAACCAATTACCTTCAGATATATTTATGTGTTTAAGAGCTGCAACTCTATAAATTTTACCCTCTTCTTCTTTGGGTTCCCAAATCTTAGGTCTTCTTTTTCTTATGTGACTAATAATAAAATTTGCTAATTTATAAATTCTTTTTGGACACCTATAAGATTTATTTAAAACAGTAACATCACCTTTTAAATTAATAAATTTATCGATATCTGCACCAGACCACCTAAAAATAGCTTGATCATCATCCCCAGCAATGTAAACTTCTTTGCTTGTTTTAATAAGTTTATCAACCATGTTGTATTGAATGCGTGGCATGTCTTGTGCTTCATCAATAAAGAGCACATCAAAGTGTGTTGAAAATGTGTCATTTGTGTAATCAACTATCATGTCAGTAAAATCAAAGACATCATTCTTTTTTTTATATTTTTTTATTGCTCTATCAATATAATCTAATCTCTCCCACCTTATTGACTGTTCATCATTATAAAAATCAAATGCTTCTTTAAGAGAAATATCTTTTAAACGAGCTAAATTAATTAAATTAGCATAACGATAATTTGTATTTGTATAGATAGATTGATCATTGTTATCAAAAACTAAATTAAAACCAATTGTTTCAGAAAGTTCTTTCCAATGTTTTGATTTCATTAACTTACTTTCATCTTGTGGGAGATGACTTAAAGCAAAACTATGTAATGTACGAAAGTGAACTAAATCATCTTTACTAGCTTGAAACTTTTCTCTGGCTCTGTCTCTGGCTTCGTAAGCAGCTTTTTTGGAAAAAGAAAAAAAACCTATCTTGTCCCAAGCTATTCCACTTTCTTTTTTTTGCTGACAAATATTTAGTAATGTCGTTGTTTTTCCTGTTCCCGGTGGACCTAAAATAATTTTTATCAAAACGGAATCTCCTCTTCTTCATTCTTACCCCCCAATACTTGATCTTCTCTTGATACCTCTTTCTCAGTAAGTACTGAAGGAAGATCGATTTCTTCTGTAGATTTTTCAAAAGCAGGTAACATCCATACTCTTGTTTGTATTTTTCTAACAGAAACTGTAATATTCAACCCGCCTAAATCTTTTAATCTTTGAACAACCCAAATTCTTTTTACTTTAAAATTCTTACTATTTTCTAACCATTTTGATAGATCTACTAATCTAAAATAA